GAAGAGGGGACGTAAGTGTTAAAAACTTTGATGAGGTTGCTAAAAAATACAATGGAATCCTTACTACCGAAGAATTGTTAAACGAATATAAAGAGGATTAATATGAAGGATAACGGAACAACAATTGGAAATTTTAATGAACTTTTAAACTCTGAAGAACCTTACTACGTACCATACAGTTCTATATGTAGTTGTAACCCTATGAATGGGGGCTCAGGTGTTTGTGGGTGTACTATGGCAGGTACAATGGTACCTAACCCAAAAAGGAATATAACACCAATCTACACCCAAGCTACTGCGACAACAATAACATATAATCAACCTAAAGAACAAGTAGACCATCCGAGTCATTATGGGGGAAAAGATAATGAATACGAAGCCATTAAGGTAATTGATGCTTGGAACTTAGGATTTTCATTGGGAAACACGGTTAAGTATATATCAAGAGCGGGTAAGAAAGATACAGATAAAGAATTACAAGATTTAAAAAAAGCCCTATGGTATTTAGAGCATCACATTAAAACATTAGAAAAGAAATGATAGATTTTAAAGTGACTTCACCATACTAATAGATATTTATTGGTATGAAAAGTTTAATGTTAGATGAAAAAGAGTTAATCCTTCAGTATGAGAGATTAAAAAATGTTAATAAAGTTGCTGAGTTTTTTAATATATCGGTGTCCACAGTTCAACGAAGATTAAAAAAGAATGGTGTTATTCTTACTTCTAAATATAATACTCTAAATGATATTGAAGTTTTAGAACAATATTCATTGTTAAAAAATATTCATAAAGTTGCGGAACATTTTAATATGTCAATAACTCCGATAAAGAAAGTACTCAAGATAAATGGGATTGATTTAACAAATAGACGATATGATGTAAATCATAAATATTTTGAAAAGATAGATAATGAAGAAAAGGCCTATTGGCTTGGTTTTTTATATGCTGATGGATATATAAGGGAACGAAAATTTGGTAATTCACTTGAGTTAAAATTATCTGTAAAAGATATTGACCATTTAGAATTGTTCAGACAATGTTTAAATTCTAATCATAAAATTGTGTACGGAATTACTAAGACACATAATAATGGTAAACCATCATTTTCTCATATGGCTCATTTGGCTATGTATTCTAATGAGTTAGTTGATTCTATAAAATCTCATGGATTTCATTCTAGAAAAACGTTTACAATATCTAAACCAAATTTAACTAACGAGTTACTGAGACATTTTATTAGAGGGTATTTTGATGGTGATGGGTCTTTTTCATTCAATAATAAAACAAGGACAAATAAGTCTCAGATAGTTAGTGCGTCGGAAGAGTTCCAAAAATTTATAATTAGTGAGTTGTCGTTAAACGGAATTAAAATCAATCTTTATTCTGTAATTAGATTACAAATTCAAAACAAAGTTGAAAATTTAAAATTTTATCATTACATTTATAAAAATGCTAAAATTTATTTAAAAAGAAAAAAAGAAAAATATGAAGAATTTAGAAGATTTTTTGGGTACAGTGATTAATGGTAATTGTGTTGAAGTTATGAGGGATTTACCTGAAAAATCAATCGATTTGGTGGTAAGTAGTCCACCTTACAATTGTAATATCCCATATGATACTCATTTAGATAATATACCTATGGAAGATTATTGGGGTTGGACTAAAGATTGGTTAACCGAGGCGTATCGATTATTAAAAGACGATGGTAGAGTGGCGATTAATATTCCGTATGAAGTTAATGTACAAGATAGAGGTGGTAGAGTTTTTTTTGTTTCTGAGTTCTATCAAGTTATGAAGAAGGTGGGGTTTAAATTCTTTGGTATTGTGGATTTAGAAGAAGATAGTCCCCATAGAAGTAAGACGACTGCTTGGGGTAGTTGGATGAGTCCGTCAAGTCCTTACATCTATAACCCAAAAGAGTGTGTTATATTGGCCTATAAACATAAACACATTAAGACTGTTAAAGGTGAACCACAATGGAAAGGAGTTCCGACTGAAATTGAACAGGAGGATGGAACAATTAAGAAAAAAGTTGTTTATGAAGACATGGATAAAAAAGAGTTCATGGAATTAGTATTTGGTCAATGGAATTATTTTGCGGATACTAAATCATTGACTAAGGCCACATTTAGTATGGACATTCCAACGAGAGCTATCAAGATATTATCATATAAAAATGATATTATTCTTGACCCTTTCAATGGAAGTGGAACATCATGTGTCGCCGCTGAGATATTGAATAGACGATGGATTGGTATTGAATTGAGTCCTAACTACGCAGAGATATCTCGTAAACGAATACAAGCATTTGTTGATGATAAAAAACAAAGTAAATTAGAATTTGAAAAAGGGATTTAAATAATCCCTTTTTTGTTTCTCATATATTTATTGTTATGAAAATTTTGCTAACTGAACGTCAGTATTTTAAATTATTACTGGAACAACAGGTTGATATAGAATTCCCTAAAGATATTGAGGTAAAGTATACAAACTTTAATCCTGACACAAAAAATCAAAGAACTTTTGTTTATATTAATGGTGTTAGTAAAGAGGATGCCAACAAACTTAAAGAGTTAAAACTTAATAATAGTGATATTAAAGTTAAACTTATTAATATTTTAACAAAAGAAACGTTTGAATTTCCATTAGATGAAGTTAGATTAACTAAGTCAAGTAATATTCCTTACATCACTATTGTTGAATATGATAAGATAAGAGATGTACTTGAAACTCATGATATTAAATTGGATGAGAACTTCTTAAAGAAAAGTATCTCAGGATTCCCTAAATTTATTACTAACACAATAAATAATCTTTATCCAAGTAATTTAGGTAAAAATAGTTTTATTGATGGTGGAGGAATATGTAATAGTGAGATTGGTTTAATTAATATTGAAGGAACTAATATACCAAATCAAACATGGTCAATTTTAAATTATTTTGATACCAATCCAATGGTTATTAAAAAACTAATTGAATGGTATATGCACGGCGTATTTGATAATGGACAAACACCGACCGAAGTCACCATTAAAAAATTTGAGGATTGGATTACTGATAATAAAGAAAAGTTATTTAAGGGAGGAGAAAGATTAAAAGAACTTGTTGGTCTTAATATAAAATCATACACATCAGGAACTAAAACTGAAAATCTGACCGTTCAAAAATTAACTAAAGAGCCGTATAATATTGACCCTTTAAATATTAAACAATTTTGTTCTGGTTCAAAACAAGATAGATTTGATGGAAAAGATATCGAAATAACGACACCAAATGGAGTTAAATACGCTCAAATAAAACCTTTAACGTGGAGTAAAGTTAACCCTGAAACTAATGAATATGTTGTAAACTCTTATCAAATGAAGAACTATAAGAACAAACCATTAGAATATATTATATTTGCCAATACAAAGGATATCTTAATCTTTGATAACAAAAATTATAAAGTGGAAGATAATCATTTTGCTATATTCAAAAATCCCCCAATAACTAATATTGATTAGAATTTAAAAAGAGGTAATATCCTCTTTTTTTGTTTCTATGATATTTATAAATAAAAACATTTCATATGAGTAAATTATCCCTTACAGAATCAGAATTAAAAGAAAAGATGGTTCAAATATATAAAGAAGAACAAGTAACTCTTCTTGACGAAAAATGGAATAAATTGTCAGGAATTGATAGACAATTTGTTTTAGAGTTCTTAAAAGTTTTATATCCTGAAAAGGCGATGTTAGTTACTGAATCTCGTTGGTATAATACATTAGGGGATATCGTTGGTATTTTTGACCCAACAGGAGTTGTTGATACTGTTAATGGTATTAGTTATTGGAGACAAGGTGATAAGTTATTCGCCATTCTATCTTGGATATCTGCGGTCCCTTATTTAGGTGATTTAATTGCAAAACCCGTTATTGGTGTTATGAAACTTGGTGGTGGTGTTGCTAAAGCCTTTAAAGCGGCAACAATCGCTGGTGATGCTAGTAAGATGGCTAAAACGGCAAGAGCAGCAGGTGGACCTATTGCTAAATTAGTTGAAAAGTTCCCAACATGGGGAGAAAAATTAGTTGGAATGTTAAAAGCGTCAGTAGGGAAAGTTCCTTTGTTAGGTACAGGATTGGTTAAAGTTGTTGAAGAGTTTGTTAATATTTTTGGTAAGGCGAGTAAAGAAATGAAAGCATCAAGTGAAATTACAAGTAAACTTGTTGCTAAAGGTGAAGCGGCATTAACTAAATCAGAAAAAGAATTATTAGCTTCCGAGTTAAAAAAACAAGGTTCATTTAGAGGTTTTAGAGATTATAAAGGTGGAGGACAATCTTTCGCTAATAAGTATATAACAGGTGGTATGGGTAGACTTTTTGGTAATAGAGCGACAAGGTCATTAATGAGAAGAACTAAATGGTATTTAGGATTGTTAGACTTTTTAGGTTTAGCAAATTTTGTTGGACCTGATGAGTTAGAAGAAAAATATGGTAATATAGAAGATAGAATCGCTGAGTATGAAAAAACTGATAAAGCGAAACAATATGCTGAACAGGATTTAAAACAAAGTGATGAAGGTTCTATGGCTCCGCCACCACCACCATCACCATCAACATCTAAACAATCAGGTGGAGGAATGGACCCAGTATCGGCATTAATGTCATTATTCGGAGGTGGGGGAACTGCCGGTAAAATTATAGGAGCATTAAAATAATATGAGAAAGTTAATTAAAGAAAGTGGATTAAGAGAAATTAATAAACTTGCTAACAGATATCCTAAAGCAGAGATTTATTTTCACCAAGATTTGGATGGTGTTACTACGGCAATTGCTATGAAAAAATATCTTGAGGATAATGGAATTAAAGTCATTGATGCTCATGTAATACAATACGGTGATAAAGAGTTCTCTGTAAAGAAGAATGATGCTCAAGGAGATGTAATGCCGGTTTTAGTTGATTTTGCTCACGGCAAACCAATGTTTGTTATTCATACTGACCATCATGATAGACAAGCGGGGGCTGAAGATACGAAGTCAGTATCATTTAGACATTCAAGGTCTAATGTGGAAACTATTTCTCAAGTTGTTTCACCGAAAGACATATTCCCAAATAGTGATATTTTATTAATTTCAACAGTTGATTCGGCAAATTTTGCTATGAATGATATATCTGTTGATGATGTAATTAATTACTTATTTAAATTAGATAAAGAGTCTTCGTTATCCAAAAACAAAATGGCTTTAGGTTTGGTTGCTAATAAATTGTTGTTAGCATTTAAAAACAAACCAGGTTTTTTAGAAGAACTTGTTATGAAATGTACACCATCGTTAATGAATATTTTACAGAATATTAAAAGAATTATGGTTGAGAAGGGATATGCTAAAGTTCCTGAATTAGAAAAGAATAAAGAACAATATATTAAACAAATGAAAACTAGCCCGAATGTTAAAATTGAGGGTAATATCATAGTTCAATATGGTGGTGGTAATATGATGAGTCCAGGGTCTTATGATAGATATACGCCATTTAAAAACAATCCTGAAGCTGACTTTATTGTTATAGCGTGGCCATTAGGTTTAGTTCAAGCATCTTGTAACCCGTATAAAAAGGAAAGAGAATTGAAAGGTGTGAATTTGGGTGAAATTGCTCAAGAAGTATTATCTAAGTGGGAAGGAAGTTTAAAAGAAAAGGAAATTCCTTTATCAACTATTAAATGGATATCAGAAAGGTCAAAAGGTTTTGGTCCTGAGTCAGTTGGATTTACGTTTAAAGATTTTGTTGCATTGTATGGTAACAAATATAAGATAATGGATAACGGTAGAGAGATATTAACTAGTATTGGTAAAATGATGGAAAAACCTTTTACCGAATTATCTGAAGAGGAGAAAGAAATGTTAGATAAAGTCACCATAAATGCTTGGGATTTGATTCAGGCTAACAGTGGTGGTCATCGGTGTATAACTAATCTCGGTTCACTTAGCTACTTAGGTAGAAGTAAAAGACCACCAGCAGGAGCGTATAAATATGATTCTGAGAGTGAAGACTCACCGTATGTTAAGTTTACAAAAATGATTCAAAGTGAATTTGTAAGAGTTTTACAAAGTAAGATTAATAACGGATAATATCGCCCTCTTTAATACCTAATTCTTTACAGGTATTACCTTTAAGTTCTAGTATAGAATCACCTGTCCCAACATAACTTGGACAATCGTTTGATTTACAAGGAGGGCAATTATGGTGTATTTTGGTTATTGTATTACCGTTAATAAAGATAATATCTAAAGGTACAACGCAATCTTTCATCCAAAAACCGTGTGCTCCTTTATCCATTAGAAATAACATACCGTTAAAGTTATCATCAAAATCACGGCCCATCATACCTTTTTGAGTATCTTTTTGAGTGATAACTGATTTTACTTTAAATTTATTATTTTTGATTTGTAGTATCATGTTATATAAATATCTAATGTTTTTATAATAAAATAATAAATCTTTTTAATTTTTGAGGTATTTATATCCTAAACAGCCCCAACGACCCCTTTCTTAGTTGGTAAATAATAAACCCTGATAAATGTAAGAATTTGTTAGGGTTTTTTGTTTTTTATGTATATCTTTGTGATTATGAAGACAAAAGTTCGTATTGAAAATAGAAAAGTTAAGTTTGAATACTTTATTGAGGAGACATTTTCTGCGGGGATTAAGTTAACTGGTATTGAGGTTAAGAGAATCCGTGAAGGTATGGTTTCAATGACGGATTCATATTGTTATTTCAATGATGGTGAATTGTTTATGAAGAATATTTCGGTTCAGGGTATTGGGGTTGAGGGTATGAATAGAGATAGAAAGTTGTTATTGAAGAAGAAACAATTAAGGAAACTTGAGTTTGATTTGGTTAAGGGGTATTCAATTATTCCTCATGTATTATATGAGAATGATAGGGGATTATTGAAGGTTGATATTGTGTTGGCGAAGGGGAAAAAGTTATGGGATAAAAGAAATTCTATTAAAGAGAGGGATATTGATAGGGAATCCAAACAATCTATATAATAAAGATAATATGATTAAAAATAAATTAGATAAGGTTGCTTTAACATGGGTCAATAATAAGTTTGGTGATTTAAAACCAATTGTTAAGGGTA